GCAGTACCCGCCAATCACATGCGTGAGCAGCTGAGGCGGTTTTTTTAACTAAGGAGCAACCATGAAAACCATCAAAATCACAATGGCCACACTACTGCTAATCCTAGCTTATTCGCTAGTGGCAGAAGACACAGAGGCCGGCCAGTCAATCTATGCTGGATTATACACGCAGCACTACTCAGGCAGCGAAAACTACAACGAAGACAACCGCGTTATCCAATACCAATACAACGACTCGGGCCGATTCTATGGCGCTGCTACGTTTAAAAATTCGTACAGTGTGCGTTCGTATCAAGCAGGTGCTGGGCGCTACTGGAAGGACGGACAAAGCGAGCTAGGCGCTGGTGTGAGTGTTGTTTATGGATACAAAGGCCATCTAAAGACAGTCGGACTTGGCTTGATTATCGTGCCTGGTGTTTATTACGAATATAAACTAGGCTATGCAATAGGCGTAAAGATGATTGTTATGCCGTCCGTGTACAATATTGGGTTTAATTATGCGTTTTAAGGAGAGATACAATGAGTGAATATACACAAGGTATCTGCATGGATGGTGCGGCAATACTAAAAGATGGCGAGATGCTAACCATAGAGGAAATTCTTGAAGGTTTGCGAGCAGGTGAAGAAGCCAAACAACAAGCCACCGCCTACCGCATTAGCTTGGAGAATCTTGAGGCCAGCCTGCCAAAGGTTCGGGCGGCTGCTGTTAATAGTTTTGAATTGCCAGAAATGGACAATATCAGCGAATGGCATTATATAAGTGATTGTTTAAAGAAACACTCTGACAAACTGGAGCAAGAAAATGAGTAAGCAGAAGATTAGAGAGTGGTTAGAAAATAACTGCAATACAGAAAATATTGTAGACATCATCGACCAATACACCAAAGACCAGAGCGCGTGGGTTAGCTTAGAAAAAAAAGTGCCGACTCACAAAGAAGAAGTATTATTTAAAGTCAAGTATGATGGAACTATATGGATGCATCGATCTGGGTATGCAAAACACTACGATAACGGAGATTTTTTGATAGTTATTCCTGAATTCGGAACAGTAAGAGGCCGCGAGATTTTTGGATGGCAGCCACTACCACCAACACAGGAGGCTTAGAATGACAGAACAAAACCTACTAGACCGACTAGAAAGCGCAAAGCGCCGCATAGCTAGGCTAGAAGCTGAGAACAACAAGCTGACGAATGACTGCAAGTCTAAGAATGGTTTAATTAACTCAAAGGATCAGCGTATCAGGGCCTTGCAGTATGCATTGGCTAAACTAGCAGAAGTGACACCTAACGGATACGACCGCATTGAGGCATGGCAGGCGATAGCTAACGATTGCAAGCATTTAGACTAACCCATGCAGTAGTGATACAATCAAGGCATTTATAGGAGACTATCTATGCCTTTTGAACATGGAAACCAGCTTTACCAGCTACGAGAAAAAGACCAGGGCACAAAGCCGTTTATATTCGAATTCCCTGATGAACTGATCAGGGAATTCAACAGGTACGCCAAGCATAAAAACGAAAACCCCGAGCGTATTCACACGCCTATCGCTTCAGACCCTTCACTGCATACTGAGAAGTACCTACCGCTAACTATGCAGGGCTTTGCGGCATTCCTTGGTATTGCAAGGCAGACGCTTAACGCTTGGTCAAAAGAAGGCCACCACCTAGCTGAAGCTGTAAACAAGATCAAAACACAGTGCGAGGCCAGTCAGCTTGAAGGCGCTATGATTGGCAAATACAATGCGCCGATTGTTATTCGTAATCTTGGGTTGGGGGATAAGGTTGATGTCACTAGCAGTGATGGCACTATGTCGCCGAAAGATAACGGGGCCGCAGTTCTTGACGCATTAAAACGTAAACATGCTGACAGTTGATCAAATAGCTGATAGTCGATGTGATCTGCTTACCTTTGTGCGCACGATGTTTAAGGCGCGCAAGGGTATCGACTTAGTGGATAACTGGCATCAAGAGGCTATTTGCAATGCCCTTGAGCGAGTTGTTATGGGCGACTGCAAACGACTAATAATCAATGTGCCGCCACGATCTGGCAAGACTGAAATAGCAGTGATTAATTTCATGGCTTGGTGTATGGGCAACTTCCCAGATTCCGAGTTTATCCATGCGTCTTATTCTAAACGCCTAGCCACAAACAACGCATACAACGTGCGCGCTATCATGCAGCACGAGCAATTCTGCGAGATATTCGATCATACCCAAATAAAGCGCGATTCATCTGCAAAAGACGAGTTTAGAACCGAACAAGGCGGCATTGTGTATGCCACTGGTGCAGAGGGTACTATTACGGGTTATGGTGCAGGCAAGATGCGCGACACATTCGGCGGCGCTATCGTAATAGATGACCCCCACAAAGCTGGTGAGGCTATGAGCGACACCATGCGAGAGAATGTTATTGATTGGTTCACCACAACCATGGAGAGCCGTAAAAACCGACCAGATACGCCAATAATAGTGATAATGCAGCGTCTGCATGAGTCTGACTTGTCTGGTTATTTGCTAGACGGTGGCAACGGTGAGGAGTGGGAGCATTTAAACATATCCGCAGAAGTTGAAGAAGGCGTATCCTTCTGGCCTCAGCAATTCCCAATAGAAGACCTTCAACGCAAAAACAAAGCTAATCCATATGTTTACGCTGGCCAATATTTGCAGCGACCCGCACCTATAGGCGGCGGTATATTTAAAGACGCATGGTGGCAGTATTACAACGCCCTTCCAACCTTTGAATGGCGTGCTATTTATGCTGATACGGCACAGAAGACAAAAGAAACAAACGATTTCAGTGTTTTTCAATGCTGGGGTAAAACTAAAGATGGAAAAGCGTACCTACTGGACATGGTGCGCGGCAAGTGGGAAGCGCCAGAGCTATTACAGCAGGCTAGGGCATTTTGGAAAAAACACAAAAACAGTGGCGCGACAGGCAGCCTTCGAGCAATGAAGATCGAGGACAAGGTTAGCGGCACTGGCTTGATTCAGACGCTAGGCCGTGAAGGTGTTCCAGTGAAGGCGGTTCAGCGTAACATTGACAAGCTAACTAGGGCAATGGATGTTGCGCCAAGCGTAGAAGCGGGGCACGTGTATGTTAGCACAGATGTGCCTTTTCTTTCCGACTTCCTCAGAGAGCATAGTCAGTTTCCGAACAGCACGCACGACGATACAGTCGATCCATGCGTTGATGCCATTGCAGATATGCTTGTCATCGGTAAGGAATTCAAACCAATATCCATATCATTTATTAATTAGCCTATGGTGTTATAATAGGCAAAAACTATAGGGCCGAATAATGGGCGTTACTACTTCACATCCTGAATACATCGTAAACCTGCCCGACGTTACTCGCACCCGCGATAGCGTAAAGGGCCAGCGTACTATCAAGAGCAAAGGTAAAACCTACCTCCCTGCTGATTTTGCAGAATCCGACACTGACCGATATTCGGTATACAAAGAGCGCGCCTACTTTCTTGGCGCTACGCGACAAGCTGCTAAATCATACAGTGGCATGGTGTTTCGCAAGCCTGCTGACATGGGTGAGCAAGGACTACCAACTCAATTAGATCAATACTTGTACAACATAGACGGCAGCGGAAAGAGCCTTGAGCAGTTGGCAAAGTTTGGCTTTACCGAGCTAGAGGAAGCTGGCCGCATTGGCATTCTGGCAGACTACACCAACGATCAAGAAGGCTTAACAAAGTTAGACGAGCGTCTATCAGGCGCGCGACCTGTGTTATTGCCTTATGTGTTTGAGTCTATTGTGAACTGGAAAACTGGTACAGTGCGCGGTCGTTCTATGCTCACCCTAGTTGTGTTGCGTGAAACCATCGAGACAAGCCTTGATGAATTCGACCATGAGAGCGAATATCAATACCGTGTGTTGCGTATGAATGACCAAGGCCAGTACACAATGCAGCTTTACGATGATGGTAGTGTGCCAAAAGGTGATGAGATTGTAGTGCTAGCCAATGGCCAGCCGCTTGACCATATCCCGTTCTACATCGCTGGCACAGAAGACAATACGCCAGCAGTTGACGCACCTATGCTGCTAGACCTTGCCAATATGAATATCAGCCACTACCAATCAACTGCTAATGTAGAAGAAGCCGCGTATTTGCTTGGGTGTCCTACGTTGCACATTGATATCGGCGAGATGGGCGTTCAAGAGTTCGCAGAAGCTAACCCAGCAGGCGTTAAGGTAGGTGCTCGCCAAGGGCTGCAAACCAAGGGCGGCACTATTGAGATGGTACAGGCCAGCGAGTCTAATCTTGGCGCATCCCAGATGGAAAACAAGATTGAGCGCATGAAAGAGCTGGGCGCAAAGCTTGTCACCAAGGGCGGCCAGAGCGAAACAGCAGAAGCGGCCCGAATCAATGCAAGCGGTGAAGCTAGTGCATTGGACATTGCAGTAAACAACTTATCAGACGTGCTAGAAAAAGCGCTAGAAGACTTCCTTCGCTTCCTTGGTGTTGAAACAGAAGTGACGTACCGACTAAACACTGAATTCTGGGAGTCGTCAATTGATCCGCAAGTATTGAATGGAATCACTGGGCTTAAGACAATGGGCGTTATTTCTAATCAGGATGTTCGCTACATGATCAGAACCAAAAGCATTGGATTCGAAGAAGGCCGAACCGATAAGCAGATCGAGGCATCGATAGCCGATGACAATAGCGGTTTAACACTTGATAGTTAATTGCTATAATCACAACCAGAAGGCTTGACAGGTCGTTAAGCCAAGCAATCCAGCGGGTGCTAGAATGCCAGTACAAATTGAACACGAAGGTGTAACAAAGACTTTTTACACGCAAGAAGAAGTAGACGCGGAAGTAAAAGGCCTGAAAGTAACAAACGAAAACCTAAAAAGCGAAAAAGCCGAATTAAAGGCCAAAGCCGATGAAGCAGCTGAGCAGGTACGCAATGCTCAAGAAGAAGCGGCAAAGGCGGCAGGTGATAAAGAAGCGTTAGAGCGTATCCATGCAGAACGTGAAGCGGAAGCAAAAGCGCGCATGAACGAGCTAACCGGCAGCATTAAAGCCGAGAAGATCAACAACGCCATTAATGACCTAGTTACTGAATTAGGTGCAGGCGGTGCAAAGAATGAAGACTTGCGTGATTTGGTTAAGTCTCGTTTTAGTATTGATTACGATCTTGATTCGCATGAATTAAAAGTATCTGGCAACGGCGCAAGCTCGCTGGATGAACTAAAGAAAACCATTAAAGAAAGCGGTCGTTATGATGCTTTCTTGGCTGGTACAGGTTCCACGGGCGGGCGCTCGACTGGTTCCACAAGCACGGGCGCTGCTACTAAGAAATTTAACGAATATACCTCTGCTGAGTTAGTGCAAATTAAGCGCGAAAGCCCAGAAGAGTATGAACGACTACGAAGCACAGCTTCCCACTTGTAAGGAAAATTAAAACATGGCAACTACTCAATTAGCCGACATTATTGACGTAACAGTCTTTCAAGACTTACCTGCTGTAAACTCTCCTGAGCTAACAGCATTCTATCAATCTGGTGTTGTTGTTCGCACGCCTTTACTTGACGCATTAGCAAACGCAGCCGGTAAAAAAGCAGAACTACCGTTCTGGAATGACATTGACGCTGCTATCGAAGCTAACTTAACCAGCGACGATCCTGCTGAAGTTGCAGCAGCACAGAA